GAAAACGTCGTCACTACTGATCCAACGCAGATCAATGTGGTCACACTGTCGGATGATCTATTTGCTGCAGTGCAAGGTGCGCCACAGACATTTAGCCTGACTGCTGCTCAAGGTGCAACGTTCACACTGCCAAACGGCAAAATTGTTGAAAAAGCGTTTCCTGGCATTGCAGAAGATCAAGCCGAACGATTCGCGCAAGTTGTACGCCAAGGATTATTGACTGGTGAGACAACACAAGACATTGCGCGCAGATTAACCGGACGGCTTCAGCGTCGTGATGATATTGAATTAGAGTTTGGGCAGCGTGCAAAATCTGTGAAACAAATACAGCTTGCAGGTGGTGAGTTAACCAAAGCAGCAAACCATCAGGTCATTACCCTTGTCCGCACTAGCATCAATCAGGTTGCTAATGCCGCATCACAGCAGGTCTATGAAGCCAACCAAGACATCACAAAAAAATACCGTTATGTCGCAACGCTTGATACTCGCACTTCTGCCATTTGTCGTGCATTGGATGGCCGAGAATTTGAATATGGTAAGGGTCCGAAACCACCGCAACACTTCAACTGCCGCAGTACGACGGTTGCTGTAGTTGACTATGAAGGATTAGGTTTTGACCCACCACCAGCAGGTAAACGTGCAGCAGCGGGCGGCATGGTGCCAGCAGATCAAAGCTATGGGCAATGGTTAGCCCGCCCAGAAAATAAAGCACGCAAAATTGAAGCCCTAGGCAAAGAAAAAGCAAGATACTTTGATCGTCTTGCACGCAAACATGGTGCCCGTGATGCAATGGCAAAACTTGTGCGTGATGATGGCTCAGAACTTACGCTGCAAGACTTACGCAGGCGTTACGGCAAACTAGACTAAGTTCAGCAGCTTCTGCATCATGCCTGGTTACAACAAAGGCCCTAAAAAGCCTCAAAAGCCAATGACCAAAAAAGGAGGCAAGAAAAAATGAAACGCGGCGATCGTGTTAGCTGGACCTATCAAGGCAAGCGCACCTATGGTGTTGTAACCAGCATCGCTGGTGAACGCGCCATGATCAAAGGTCCGACTGGTGGCAACATCACCCGTGTTGGCAGCAAGGATGATCCTGTGATTCGGATCAAATCTGAATCAACCGGCAATCCAGTGCTCAAGCGTGAATCACAGCTCCGCAAGGCACCGAAACGATCATGAGCATTGAGTACCGTGGCGAGACCTTCGCGGGTTACAACAAGCCCAAGCGCACGCCAAACCACCCAACTAAGTCTCACGCGGTACTCGCCAAAGAAGGCGACAAAATCAAGCTGATCCGTTTTGGGCAGCAAGGTGTATCAGGCTCACCACCACGACAAGGCGAATCAAAAGCAGCCAAAGCACGTCGTGCATCATTCATGGCACGTCACGCCAAGAACATCGCCAAAGGCAAGATGTCAGCAGCGTTTTGGGCAGCCAAGGAAAAATGGTAGGGATAGTTATAGTGTGAAGGCAAATTAGCCTTATTGGTTAACAATGCCTGAAGAACAGAATCAAGAGCCTACATCACCTGATGTAGCCAGCAACACAGAAGCCGAAGCGCTGAAAAGCAGCATCGAAGCTCTTGAGCGTAAAAACCATGAGCTGATCGGCAAACTCAAGAAAGCAAAGGCGGTGCCCGATGGGGTGGATATTCAGGAACTGCTGGACTTCAAGCGACAAGCCGAACAGTCAAAACTTGAATCCGAAGGAAAGTACACCGAAGCACGACAGGCTTTGGAGCAGCAGTTCCGTGAGGCGTCGGCGGAAAAGGACCAGCGCATTGCTGAACTTGAAGCAAAGGTGCGTGAACTGGAGCTGATCAGCCCTGCTGTTTCTGCCTTGGCTGACATTGTGCATGATCCTGATTTGGTTCTTAAAACCAAGCTGTCAGCCGACAAGATTGAGCGCGAAGCCGATGGCACTGTTGTTGTCGTTGATGGTTATGAGCGCAAGCCTGTTGCTGATTGGGCCAAGGCATCATTGCCCGAGTGGATGCAGAAAGCACCGAAGCCACAAGGTTCTGGTGCACCATCAGGCCGCAGCACTGGTGATATTCCTGCAGGGATGAAAAATCCATTCAGCCCTGATAACTTCAACCTAACGGAACAATCACGTCTGTTCCGCACTGATCGTGATCTATACGATCGGATGAAAGCAGCGGCTGGGCGTTAATATAAAACTACGGCAAAGCTACGCTGAGCCATATCGGGTTACGCCCAACCTGTAAACCCTTTTCGGTATCCAACGATGGCTACTCTCCGTAGCGACATCATCGTCCCCGAGGTGTTCACGCCCTACGTTATTGAAGAATCCACCAGAACTGATGCCTTTTTGGCATCTGGTGTGGTTCAACCAATGGCGGAGCTGAATGCCACTGAGGGCGGTGATTTTATTAACATCCCACATTTCAAAGCAAACCTGACCGGTGACTTTGAAGTTCTGTCTGACAGCACTTCACTGACTCCCGGCAAGATCACCACTGATCGGCAGACTGGCGTAATTTTGCACCGGGGACGAGCCTTCGAGGCAAGAGACCTCGCCGCACTTGCTGCTGGTAGTGACCCGATGGCTGCCATTGGCACCAAGGTTGCTAATTATGTCAACCACCAGCGTCAAAAGGATCTGCTGTCCTGCTTGGCTGGTGTCTTTGGTCCTTTGGGTTCTACCAGCTCTTCTGCTGCGTTCTTCCCACTGACCATTGATGGTGAGTCCGGCGACACTCCAACTGTGCTGTCCCCACGTCATGTTGCTGAAGCCAAGTCTCTGCTGGGTGATCAGGGTGAAAAGTTGACTGCCATGTGTGTCCATAGTAAAACCTACTATGACTTAGTTGAGCGTCGTGCAATCGACTTCATCTATGACAACACTGGTGCTGGTGACACCGCTGCTGATTCCGGTTCTACCGCGAACGCATTCGGCCAAGTCAGCGTGCCGACCTTTATGGGTCTGCGTGTGATTGTTTCGGATGATGTGCAGACTGCAGGTAGCGGCTCTTCTACTGAGTACGCAACCTACTTCTTCACCCAAGGCGCTGTTGCCTCTGGTGAGCAGCTTGCAATGCAGACCGAAACTGACCGTGACATCCTCGCCAAGAGCGATGCCATGTCAATCGACCTGCACTACTGCTATCACCCTGTTGGTAGCCGTTGGACTGCTTCTGATGTGAACCCAACCCGTTCACAACTGGAAACAGTTGGCAACTGGTCGAAAGTGTACGAAACCAAGAACCTTGGTATCGTGCGCGTGACCAACACTTCTAACATGGACTGAGGAGGTAACTAATCATGGCTTCTCAATTTGAAGTGTCTGCTGGCAAGGCTATCGGTTACGTCTCTGGCGGTGCCGTTACCCAAGCAACCAGCAAATCCACTGGCGTGACTCTGAACCAGCCTTGCGGTCAGATCACCACTGCTGACGCATCCCTTGCAGGTGGCGCTGAAGTTTCCTTCACCGTTACCTCTGACAAGGTTGCTGCCACTGATGTGGTTGCAGTTTGCGTGCAGTCTGGCGCTTCCACTGGTACTTACATTGCCAGTGTCAGTGCTGTTGCTGCTGGGTCTTTTGATGTGACCCTTTCCAACGTCGGATCTACTGCTGGTGAAGCACTTGTGCTGAACTATGTGGTGATCAAGTCTGCAGCATCCTGATGGGTCTGTACGCATTCCGACGATTGCGTGAACGTGAGGCTGCTGCTTCGGCAGCGGCCTCTGTTTCTTTAGAAGTTTCAGAGCCCAAGCCTTCTAAGCCTTCATCAAATGGCAATCACAATCGACGCAACAGCGGGCGGAGCAAGCGCAAACAGTTACCTGACGCTGAGTGATGCCAATGCCATCATCGATGGTTTGGTTGAAGACGGCGATGTGACTGCATGGGCTTCAGCTACTGATGACCAGAAGAATCGTGCGCTTTACACGGCTGCACAACGCCTTGACCGTGAGCGTTATCTTGGTGCAAGGGCAACTGATACGCAAGCAATGCAGTGGCCCCGCACTGGTGTAAGAAAGCCTGATACCTACATCAACACCTATGCTGTCGGCTTCCCGTTCAGGATTACGACGGATTATTTTACGGACACCGAAGTGCCGGATCAAATCCAGAAGGCACAAGCGATCCTTGCGGTGTACCTAAACAACAACAAAGACGGGATTGGGCTAAGCGGGTTGGAGGACTATAAAAACGTGCAGATCGGACCGATCAACGTAACACCTGACAAGTCCGGTGCTGTAGGTGCTGATCGCATCCCACCAATCATTGAACGATACCTAACAGGGCTTAGAATAAGTGGACCAGGTAACATCGCAATTCAACGGAGCTGATCATGTCCAAAGGATTCGGTCAAGGTGATGTTGGCATCGACTACACG